TATATTTAAAGTTCTTTTTACGGAGCAAGACTTTCAAGAATTTTTGAAATCTCATCCAGATATTGATGAGTGTATTGATTGTATTGAGTGTGATGATGCCCCTTCAATTTGCATAGAATAAATAATTATAACACAATAGAGGTGTAAATTTTGGCGATATACCCAATTATTCATAAAGAAACTGGTGAAAAAAAAGTTATTGAGATGAGTGTTCATGACATTCAGGAATGGTATAGTAATAACTTAGAATGGAAGCGTGATTGGAGTGAAGGATGTGCAACTCCCGGAGAGGTGGGTGATTGGAGAAATAAATTAGTTTCTAAGCACCCCGGATGGAACGAAGTTTTGGATAAAGCATCTAAGGCACCTAAGTCACTTGTAAAAAAAATCTAAAATGGCAAGAAGAAAAAGAACTACTCAGGATACTCAGTCTGTTGGTGGTGTTCCTATGACTACGAAACATATGAAGCGTAGAAAACCATTAAACACCGATTTACTTTTAGATATTCAACCTCTAACAGATAATCAAGGAAAACTATTTGAATCTTATGATGAAGGTAAGCACATTGTTGCTTATGGAGCTGCTGGAACTGGTAAAGCTCAACCTTTATATTCTAAAATTTTAACTCCCAGTGGTTGGACTACTGTGGGTCAAATTAAAATTGGTGAATATGTATTAACTCCTACTGGAAAAAAATCAAAGGTTTGTGGAATTTTTCCTCAAGGAAAAAAACATATTTACGAAATTATTTTTCACGACGGATCAAAAACTAGATGTTGTTTAGAACATCTTTGGGAAATTAATGCTCCAAGTGGATGGGGCAGAAGAAAAAAAGGTTCTAAAAAAGTTGTTAATACGCAATATATTATTGATTTTTTGAAAGAAAAGGAAATTAGAAAATCAACAACTAATATTTCAATTGATTTAATTGAACCTGTTAACACTGAAAATATTGATCTTCCAATAGATCCTTATCTTATTGGATGTTTAATTGGGGATGGATGTTTAACGACAGGTACACCTAAATTTTCAACAAAAGATACTCAAATATTGGATAAATTACAAGAAGTAATGGGTGAAAATATATTAATAAAATCTTGTACCGGAAACAACTATGATTATAATTTCGTAGATCCCTTATCAAGAAAAAATAAATTCAATTCATTAACCAAAGTATTGAAGGAACTTAGAATTCATGGTAAAAAATCGTATGAAAAAATTATTCCATCAATATACCTTCATTCTGGAACAGAACAAAAACTCAATCTTATGAAGGGATTGATGGATACTGATGGAACTGTTGATCATAAAAATGGCACAGTATCATTTTCAACAACAAGTGAAATTTTAGCAAAACAGGTTCAGGAAATTATTTGGTCTTTGGGTGGTATTTGCAAAATTACTTCTAAAATTCCAACTTATATGTATGATGGAGTTAAAAAAATAGGTAAAAAATGTTATAATGTCTGGATTACTGTAAGAAATCCAAAAGACCTCTTTACTTTACAAAGAAAAAAAGATCTTTGTAGAGAAACATACGATAAACTTCAATATAGAAGAAAAATTAAAACTGTAAATTATGTTGGAGAAGAAGAGGCGCAATGTATTATGATTGAAGATAATAAACATCTCTATATAACCGATGATTATATTATCACTCATAATACATTCATTGTTCTTTACAATGCACTCAAAGATGTTCTCAATGAAAAGACACCTTATGATAAAATTTATATCATTAGGTCTTTAGTGCAAACTCGTGAAATTGGTTTCTTGCCAGGTAATCACGAAGATAAATCCGCACTCTTTGAAATACCATATAAGAATATGGTAAAATATATGTTCCAACTGCCATCTGAAGATGAGTTTGAGATGCTGTATGGAAATCTGAAATCTCAAGGTACTATTTCTTTCTGGTCTTCCTCTTTTCTAAGAGGAACCACTTTTGACAATTGTATTCTTATTGTGGATGAATTCCAAAATATGAATGGACATGAGAACGATTCTATCATCACTCGTGTTGGTGAAAATTGTAAGATTATGTTCTGTGGTGATGCTTCTCAAAGTGATTTGGTACGACAGAATGAAAGAAATGGAATTCATGATTTTATAAAAATTCTTCAAATTATGCCATCATTTGATTTCATTGAATTTGGAATTGAAGATGTTTGTAGAAGCGGATTAGTTAAAGAGTACTTAATTGCAAAACATTCCTTAAATATTAACATATAAAATGTTCACACATATTGATTTGAAACTCCCAAAACTTACAAGGGAGAGTATAGATGGAGTTCGTTATTACAACATTGGTGGAGAAAATAAAAAACTAGTCTCAATTACTTCTGTGATTAGTCATTACAGTAAAGAGAAGTTTGCAAAGTGGCGCAAAAGAGTTGGTGAAGAAGAAGCAAATAGAATCACAAAAAGAGCAACCAGTCGTGGTACTGATACTCATACTCTCATTGAGAGTTATTTGCTAAATGAAGAACTGTCAGAGGTTCAACCAATTTCTGAAATGCTATTCAAACTAGCAAAACCAACTCTAAACCGTATAAATAATATTCACTGTTTAGAAAGTTCTCTATATAGTGAAATTTTGGGTGTTGCTGGTTCGGTCGATACTATAGGAGAATTTGATGGAGAACTTGCAGTTATTGACTATAAAACTTCTGCAAAACCAAAGCCCCGCGAATGGATAACTGATTATTTTGTTCAAACTATGTTTTATGGAATGGCGTTATATGAGATGACGGGCATTTCAATTAAAAAATTAGTTATCATAATGACCTGTGAAGATGGGGAATGTGTTGTTTATGAAGAAAGAGATTTAGAAAAATATATGAAACTTGTGATTCAGTATATCAAAAAGTTTGTAAACGATAAGTTAGAACAAATTGCTTGACACATAAGGACTAAAGTTTTATAATGAACAAAAGTGAATTAAATTATTGTGCCACTTACGCTCGTTCAATTAATGACTTCTGATTACAATAAAGAATTAGAAAAAGTATTAGAAGAAAAGTTTTTCTGTCCCTCAAGATTTGCTCAAGAAGTTGAAAAACTTGTAGTGCAAGAAAGGGTTTCTTATATTGATGCAATAATTGCTTTTTGTGAAATAAATAAAATTGATTTGGAATCAGTTCCAAAACTGATTTCAAAACCACTAAAAGAAAAGATTAAGTTTGAAGCAATGGAACTTAACTTTCTCAAGAAAACTTCCAAGGCAAGATTAGTATTTTGAATGTGAATCCCTTTCAGGTTTATACTACATATTTGGCAATAAAAAATCACTTCACAAATAAGAACTATAACTATTTCACATACAACGGAAAAATAAAAGCAAATATTCAGTCTTTTTATAAACGCAAGGACAGATTCTATTTTGAGAAGATGTCTCGTCAGAAAACTGATGAGGAAATAATTAACTTTTTTGTATCTAACTTTGCTTCTTGTGATGATGCTCAGTCACTCTGGATCGGTGAGATTATTAAAGAAGGAGAAGAAAATTATAAGAACTGGATGCGTAGAACTCAATCTCTTTCTTATATCTTTAAGGATGAGGTGAGTATTTTTAATTCAAAAAACTTTGATGAGATGTTCAACATTGAAGGTAATAAGCATCCAAAAATTTTAAAAGAATTCTTACAAAAAAAAATATCATTAGAAACGATGATTATCTTGAATAACATTCTTGATTATAAAAAACAATTTGATAAGAAACTTAAAGACCCCGTTTGGGAATTTGTATCTATGAGAATTGAAAAATATTCTCCTTTTATACATATTGATAGTAATAAATTCAAATCAATTTTGAGGGAGTGTGTAATGTGAGTTTTTTTAACTCTGATATAGTTCGAGCAGAAATGTCTGAAATTGCAATGTTACAGGAAGACATTTATTGTAATGTCTTTACATTTCCTACAATGAATAATCAGGAAAAAAAGTTTCATATTACACTTCTTGAAAAACTCTTGAATAAACAAAAAATTCTTTATACCCGGTTAAGTTTGTCTGATGATCCGGAGGCAATTGAAATGAAGGAAAAAATTGTTGAATCTGCTGCAATGATGGGTATGCCACCAAATGTTGATATGAACATTATTTTCAATAATATGACAAGGTTGATTGAAATGATGCGAGAACAACTTGACATTCCTGAAGAGGAAGTGTAGAATACTTATGGGCTGGATGATCCCTTAAGCTAAATCACAAAGGCCAAATCTGTACTGAAATAAAATGTCATTTGAATCTCTAAAAAAACAATCTAAACTTGGTTCTCTTACTGATAAACTAGTAAAAGAAGTTGAAAAAATGAATACCGGTTCTCAGGGAGGACCTGATGAACGATTCTGGAAACCGATCCTAGGCAAAGGAGATGTAGGTTCTGCAGTTATCAGATTTCTTCCTGCTCCTGCAGATGAAGATCTACCTTGGGTAAAACTGTATAATCACGCATTTCAGGGAACTGGTGGTTGGTTGATAGACAACTGCTCCACTACAATAGGGCAGAAGTGCCCTGTGTGTGCATCAAACACTGAACTCTGGAACTCTGGAAACGACCGAGATAAGGAAACAGTTCGTCAACGGAAGCGTAAACTATCATACTATTCAAACATCTATGTAATCAAAGATCCTGCAAATCCTGAAAACGAAGGCAAGATTTTCCTCTTTAAATTTGGTAAGAAAATTTTTGATAAAATTCTGAACTCAATGCAACCAGAATTTGAAGATGAAGCACCTATCAATCCGTTTGATTTTTGGGCAGGCGCAAACTTCCGTCTCAAGATTCGTAAGGTAGAAGGTTATTGGAACTATGATAAGTCGGAGTTTGATTCACCTGAACCTCTTATGGATGATGATGATGCTCTGGAAGCACTATGGAAGAAAGAGTACTCACTTTCTGCGATTGTTGCACCAGATCAATTCAAATCTTATGATGAACTTGAAAATCGTCTAAATTCTGTTCTTGGTATTGGTAAAGTTGCTCCCAAGACATCTACTGCTGATGAAGAAGAGCGTTATGAGTCTTATACTCCAAAGCAAAACATTGAAGAAAATGTAATGCAGGAACTTGAAGAATCTTACCGCAAGAGCAAGAGTGTAGATCTTCCCAAAGTAACAAGTGATGAAGATGATGACACCCTCTCATATTTTCAGAAACTTGCGAATGAGTGATTAGGAATATAATCTAATATTATCTCCTTCTTTTAAGGTGTCGCTTATATACTGAGTGGCACCTTTTTTATATGGCATAATTTCATCCATATCATTGAAGATTACACTTAAGTAACTTCCTTTAAGAATAAAAATATTTCTTTTATCTTCATTAAGTTTATTTTCGTATTCATAATTAGTTATCGGGATTGAAAGATTTCCTGTTTGTATTTGTTGCCTTAAAATATTATCATAATAACTTACGGAATAATCAGAATCCACTTGAAGACCTGCAGGAACTATGGTAACTCCATTTGAACTTTTAACTTCTTCAGTCTCATAATGATGAATACCATTATAAAGAGTATTGTAATCATCATACTTATTCAATAAAAATCTATCAAAGTCTGTTTGAGGTAATGGCCATTCCGATTGAATATTTAAAATATTATTTGAAAGAAGAACAACCCAATCTAAGGTTTCTTCATTATAAAACTTAAAAGCAACATTGTCAGGTCTTTCATCTCCAATAATAGAATATTTTTCAAAAAATGCAAGATTTTTAAAAATATCTTCTCTTAATTTTCCCTTCTTAAAAAAGTTTTTAACTCTTATATAATCAGAAATCTTTGCATCAGGAAGTCTACTAACATAATTAAAATCTGGAACCTGTCTGAAGTAAGATGCCATTTTAGTAACCTATTTCGTTTTCTGATAGTTCTAGATAATCATCATCATAAATTGCTTCAAGTTCTGAAAATTGAAGACCTATTTCATAAGAAGTCATAGCACCATCAATAAAAGTAGCATAACTTCCTGCAGGAGTATAATTCACAGTACATCCAGTAAGAGCACATTCTTTTATTCTATTAATCCAAGGATGATCTTTTCCAGATTTCCCATAGATGTATTTAATTTGAAAAGTATGTGGAGATTGTAAGAATAAATCTGTAGTTGATCTCTTTACTGACATTCCTTGCTTAAAAAATCTTATGATATTACGGATATTATTTGATTCCTTTGGTTCTCTTGATGAAAGAGAAAAATTTAATTGAAAGGTTCTTAACTGTGGACCAGTGAACAAAAGTTCCATATTTGGATTTACAATACCACCAGTAATTCTTGTAAGAAGTCCTTTGGTTCCAGCAGCTGCTCCAGCAAGACTGGTCGCTACTAATGCTTGAATATCTTTATTACCCGCTCCACCAATTAAATCTATAATTTCGTTTACAGATTTAGTAGCTTCTTTTGGTCCACCTAACATAGCATTAAGAGCCAAAGATGCTGCAATTAATTCGGGAGCATTCATAGGATCCGATCCCCATTCAACGGTATTGATATCTGTGATTGCTGGTTGAATTGGTAGAACAACTGTACTTCCTAATGTTCTATCTCCTCTCCCACCGATTGTTCCAGTATTTGCAAGAGTGGATAAATCTGCATACTTTTTAGGAGAATATTCCAACATAGTAAACGAAATAAAATCTTGCTCACTTTGATTTAAATCAATTGGATATTTTAGTAATTCCTTACCCGGATAGTTTTTTATGCCTCTATTTCTTGTACTACTACGACTTATTGAAGCGAGATTGGATAAACGTCCTATTTCAGTGCCAGCACCAGATAAATCATCTCCCGTAGATTCAGAATTTGCTAAATTTCCTACTGAACTCTTATATTCACTTGAGTTTGCAACCGCGCCACTTGTATTATTTGTTGCTACCATCAATTGAGAAGTAGCAGTTTTACTGTTATCTCTCAATTTTGAAATTCCTTCTACTCCAAATTTATTTTCAATATCGGCATATGCTTCTAATTTTGTAAGTTTTCCAGTAGAATCTACTGAAAAAACACCTCTGCGCCCGCCCCCGATCCCAAGTAGTTTTGGGGCGATTGCGTAAACAATTCTATCACCTGTTTTTGGATTTGAGTCATATGCAAAATCTTGATCGGGATTTCCTCCTTTACCACCAAGTGGTTTAATTGGTTTTCTGAACTCTGCACTGTAATATCCTTGAGAATTTGGTTCAGACCATCCTGCTGGTGCTGCCATTATTTTTAGACTTTATTCTTTATTTATAATTAAAAAAGATCTTTTTCAGTAATGATCTTAAATTCTAACAGTCTATCATCACACCATCGTTTTGCGGCCTCCCATTTTGCAATATTCTTTTCATAAGTCATTGCTTCATTCATTAAAGTCTTAGACTTTTTCTTTCCAGGAACTGGTGGTTTTGTTTGCCTCAAAGGTTTGATTTCAATAATGTATTTTTTAATCTTTCCATTTGCTTCTTTAATCTTTACATAAGCATCGGGAAAATATCGTCTTATTTTACCAGTGGTGGGATCAAGATAAGGAATAAAAAACTCTTCGGATCCATACTCTAAAATATTTTCATTACGATCACACCACTGAAGAAATTTTAATTCCCAAGAAGATCTATAAATGATGTTTCTAGTATCACCTTTATATTTTTCTGGATTCTGAGGATTGAATCTTCCTTGATGATATTTTCCGTCTCGTGCCATAAATATATAATAAACTGTAGAATATTTATAGATGGCTGCGCCTCGCCCAAGTAGAGTTACTTTAAGTGAAATAAAATCTAAGTTACTGAGACCAGCATTAACCTCTCATTATATTTGCGACTTTCAACCACCACAATCTGCAAATGGTTTTTTATCATCAAGAATATCTAATACTGCAATAAAAAGAGCAGATAGATTATCTCTCGCTTGTTCTGATGCGTCTCTTCCAGGATCTTCCTTACAGACTCACGATATTAATAATGATTTTACAGGAGTTACTGAAAAACATGCATATCGCCGCTTGTATGATGACAGGGCAGATTTTAGTTTTTATGTAGACGCTGAAGAATATTATGTAATTAATTTTTTTGAATCGTGGATTGGATATGCGGTGAATGAACAATATGGAAATGATCCAGCAAGAAGAAATTATAATTACCGTGTCAATTATTCAAAAGATTATACTACTGATGCCCTTTCTATTACAAAGTTTGAAAGATCTTATGGTACTCAAGAAGCAAAGGGGAGTGCTTCATTAAGATATAATTTTGTGAAAGCATTTCCAATTAGTATTAATTCTATGCCAGTTTCTTATGACTCCTCACAGTTACTTAAATGTACGGTTTCATTTACTTATAGTCGTTATTGGATTGAAGGATTAAATCTACAAGGAAAAACTGGTCAACCTGGTCAATCAACTGCCACTACAGTACCAAGATCGCCATTTGATACAACTCCGCAAGGACTGGCAGAAATAAATTCAAAGCTTGGATTTAATTCGAATGTGGCATTAAGTCAAGGTAATATTTCTCTTGGCACAGTATTTGATGCTGGTCGTGATGATCCAACAAGAGTATTTCAAAACGCAGAATTAGATAATATTAGTAGTAACTTTAGAGCATTTTAAACACAAAAAAAGGAGAGATTAATCTCTCCTTTCAATATTATTCAAATTTAATTATCAGATTTTGTTGTTACAAAATAGAGTTTCAAAATTGTACGAAGCATATTTTGCTTGAATTTGATTTCCTCCTGCAGCATAAACTGCTTGTTTTTGAAGATCAATGTTTCCGCAAGCAACAGTAGCAGATTTAATCATTGGAATTGCCGCAGGATTTTCAGCAAGTCCACGAAAATTTGTTTTTCCCGATGCTTGGTCTAGTTTGCGAATAAATTCAATTTGTCCCGAAGTAAGAGTAACGGTTTCTGTTGCTGTTGATGCAATTGAAGGAATTGCAGTTGCTCCAATTAGTCCCGCCACGACAAAACCAACATTTTTAAGAATAGACATAGTTTGAAAAGATTTTTAACTACCCTGTAATTATAGTAGGTGTTTAGTTGATTTGTCAATTGCGGGGACACTTTTTAAACTGGCACAAGCACTATAAATAAAGATGCCTGAGTTGACTGCAATCTCTACGGGTAGAAGAGGTGCTTCGGCACCTTTTCTTGTATAAATAATAATGCAGTCAATTTAAGAGCAGTTATGTATTCTTCAAGAATATACACATATAAGATTACCTTTGAGGAAGTTCCATATTATTATTATGGTAGTCACAAAGAAAAGAAATATAATGAATATTATATGGGATCTCCAGTTACTCACAAATGGTGTTGGGAACTTTATACACCAAAGAAACAAATATTAGAGTTATTTGATTATACAAATGAAGGATATGAAGAATGTAGAAGAGTGGAGAATAGGTTAATTAAACCTTTTCTTGATGACCCATATTGTTTAAATAAAAATTGCGGTGGAATAGTTTCAACAGAAATGTGTAAAAAGGGAGCAAAAACTCAAGTTGAAAATAAGATAGGAATACATTCAAGGACAAGAGAGCAAATTATAAAAGATGGCAATAAGGGTAGAGAAACTCAAAAAAAAATGGGAATTGGAATATATGGACTTTCTCCAGAAATAAGAAAAGAAAATGGTAAAAGATTAGGACAAAGAAATGTTGAAACTGGTCATATACAAAAACTTGGTAAAGAATATGGGAAATTGTGTTCTGAAAATGGATTGGGACTTTTTGGTATGGATGGAGGTGAAAGAAATGAAGCAAGAAGTAGGGGTGGAAAAACTAGTGGTAATAATGCCTATAAAAATAAAACAGGAATACACGCATTTACTAAAGAAGAAAAGCAAGAAATTGGGAGAAAATCTGGGAGGAAAAATGTTGAAACTGGTCATATAAAAAATCTTGGAGAAACTTATTCTAAACAATTAAACTCTAAGTTGTGGAAATGTTTAGTTACTGGTTATATTACTACTTCCGGACCGTTAACTAATTATCAACGATCAAGGGGAATTGATACTGATCTAAGGGTTCAAATTGATTATAAATAAATCAAACATTATAATAGTGAGATTTTAAAATGGTTTTGCCCAGAATTGCCACGCCAACTTATGAACTTGAGTTGCCATCAACTGAACAAACTATAAAGTTTAGACCGTTTCTAGTAAAAGAAGAAAAACTTCTTGTAATTGCACTAGAATCAGAAGATACTAAGCAGATTACAAATGCGATCAAAACAGTCATTAAAAATTGCATTGAAACTAAAGGAATTAAAGTAGAAACACTTCCTACCTTTGATATTGAATATTTGTTTTTAAATATTCGTGCCAAGTCAGTTGGAGAAGAAATTGAGGTAAATATCATTTGCCCCGATGATGAAGAGACCAGTGTTTCCGTGAAAATTAATGTTGATGATATTAAAGTTCAAACAAACGAAGATCATACAAATAGAATAAAACTTGATGATACTTTAATGATGGAAATGAAATATCCTTCATTAGAACAATTCATTAAGAATAACTTTGATATTTCAAATAATAGTGCAATTGACCAATCATTTGAACTTGTTGCATCTTGTGTTGATAAAATTTATAATGAAGATGAGGTATGGGCAGCTGCTGATGTAACTAAGAAAGAACTTATGGATTTCTTAGATCAAATGAATACTTCTCAATTTAAACAGATTGAAAAATTCTTTGAGACTATGCCTAAGTTATCTCATACTATTAAAGTAAAAAATCCAAATACTGAAGTTGAAAGTGAAGTAGTTCTTGAGGGTCTATCAAGTTTTTTCGCCTAGGAATGATTCATATGGATCTTGAGAGTTATTTTAAATTAAATTTCTCACTAATGCAGTACCATAAATATTCATTAACAGAGATTGAAAATTGGATACCTTGGGAGAGAGATGTTTATGTTGAACTTCTCAAGCAACATATAGAAGAAGAAGAGTCCAAACAGAAACTACAGGGTAATGGATAGTAATCCAGGAAAAACTTCTACAGAAAATATTGATGAGGTAATTCTTAGGTTACTGAAGTTAGAAACTGGAACGGAACTGGATTATCAGATTTATGCTAAAAAATTAAAAATTAAATTAGCATCTTCAAGAATGGTGGGGGCATTTATTCCTGCCGAAGAAGATATATTATTAAGAGAAGAGTTTAAGAGAGTTAGAAATAAAGAAGGTAGATTTGTAATATTAAAAAGTAAAAAAACTAAAGTATCTTCACCACCTCCTCCTAGTCCTAATGAACCCAATAATCCCGAAGATCCACCAAAAACAAGTACAATCGTAAAAGCACCTCCATCTGGAAAAATCACCACAGAAAAACTCTTTAATACACCTAGAGTTGAACCTGTTAATGTAAAAGATATAACACCTGATAAATCTTCGCAAGTAGATCCATTAATAAGAATAAGTGATATTCTTGATTCAATATTAGAAACTTTAACTAATATTAATAATTTTGATAGAGAACAATCAACCAGACAGAGAACAGACGCTGAAAATAAAAGAAGAAGTCAAAGAGAAACTGATTTAGAATCAAAACCATTTGAAGGAATTAAAAAAGCATTATCTGCAATTACAAAACCATTCCAATCAATATGGGATAGAATTGTTAATTTTATTACTAATGTTATTCTTGGTAGAATAGTAATCAAATTACTTGATTGGCTTGCTAATCCTAAAAATCAAGAAAAAGCAAAAGCAATTATAAGATTTTTAGGCGATTGGTGGCCTGCTTTACTTGGTTCTTATGTTTTATTTGGAACAACTTTTGGAAAATTTATTCGTGGTGCTACTGGTATGGTTGGAAGGTTTATCCTTCATATCGGAAAAGTTGCAATACCACAACTTTTAAAATTTATAAAAACCCCTTTAGGGGCTGGTATTGCTCTTTTTACTGCAGGAGCAACAATACCAGCAATGTTCCCTGGTACGGTAAATGAACAAGAAAGAAAAACTACGAAGGCACCTGGAAGTACTGAAGATAAAATAAAAGCACTTCAACAACAAAAAGCAAATTTAAATGTTTTTGAAAAACTTCAAGGAAAAGGATCTGAAATTGACGAACAAATTTCTTTATTAGAAACGGGAAAAACTAAATCTTATGGATTTTCTGGTGGTGGATTTGCAAACTTTGGTAATATGTTTAAGGGAGCAGGAATGGGTTCAATGTTTGGACCTATGGGAATGCTTGCTGGTGCTGCATTAGGATCCGGCAAACCACAAGAAATGTTTAATGGATTTGTAAGTGGTCAAAGTGGTGTAGATAAAGTTCCTGCGATGCTTACTGATGGTGAATTTGTGATGTCCACTGGTGCCGTACAGAAGTATGGTGTGGATACTCTTGAATCAATGAACGCTGCTGGTGGAGGAACTAATAAACCCAAGATTATGGGTGGTAAGACTTATGCTGTTGGTGGTGGTTTGATTGGTGAAACGCCAAAAGAAATTAAATTGCGTAAAGCATATGAATATAAACTTGGTAAAGATTTAATATCTAAACTCACTAATAAACAAATTTCCGAAATTTCAAAATACTATAATTCTCTGCCTGATATAGAATCAACCAATATAGACAGCCAAATAATTAAGGGATTTAAAAATCCTCTTAAAGATATGGCAGAAAAAATGATTTCTGGTGTTCCTCATACTGGTGGTGGATTGGTTGGGAATGTTCCTTATTATTCTCCTGGGCAGGTAAGTGATGCTTCTATGCGTAAGTTTGCTGATAGATTTTCTGGAACTCTTAAAATTCCGGCAGATGAAATATACAAGTCATTTAAAACTCATGGTTATCCTAAATTTGATAACATTATAGGAACTAAAGATTTTGATGCTTTTCAGGGTGGTGCTATAGATGGTGATAATCCCGGAGCAAAAGGAATATTAGATAAGATGAGGGATGCGATCAAAAGACCTCAATCATTCACTCAAAGTTCCAGATCGGCATCGGGATTAGATGATTTATCAAAACGATATGACCTTGATGCAAAAACTGCACCAAGATACGCAGAAAATCTTCCAAAATTAAATACACCAAAACCAACACTAAAATTAAATAGACCAAATCCAACACCAAAACTAAATACACCAACATCAACATTAAAACCAAAAATACCTACATTTGCATCAGAACTTTCTCCAAGTTATTTCTTAAGAGGACAATCAAGTGCATTACCTGAAAACTATTTTTCTAGAAGTCCGATTAATTCTAATCCAATTGGAAATTGGACTGATGTCGAAAAAAGATTATTGGGAATAAATGATCAATCCGTATTTGATAGAAGTCAATTAGATGCTTCTAGATCTACGCCAAAAATTAATTCAAATTCATCATTTAATAGATACAGACCGGGGGCAACTCTTAGAGCAACTGGACCAGGAATGCAAAATTTTCCAGAACTTCAAAGATTTGCAGGACAATCTGGAACTATGAAACCTAATAGTCCTCGTATTGGTGGAGGTCTTCGTGGTATTGGAGGGTCAACATTAGTGGGAGGACTTAAATCTGCAGGTGTAGAACTGCTTGCAAATTATTTGATGGAAAGGGGATTTGATAAAGTTAATGCAATGATTATTGCAAATAAAATTGATGAAGGTGAAAAATTAACCGGAGATAAAAAAGAAAATTACATACAAAGATTGAAAGGTGTGATTGAAAGGGAGGAACGGTGGCAAAAGGGATTTGGTGGGGTATTTGATTCTATTATTGGAATGGGAAAAGAAAGTTCTTCTAAAAAATTATCAAAGAATGCAAGAGCAATTTTAGAAGGAATTGGTTCTAGTGCATATCAGGGAGGGGGAATTAAAGGTGGTTATGGACTAAAAGAACAATCATTTAAAGATGCACCAAAAACTCAAATTATGACTGATGATAAGGGAAGACCATTTGTTGGGCATAAAGCATTGAAGAATGGAAAAATTGTTTATGTGAAAGGTGCTCAACCAGGACAAGGGACATCAAATATTTTCGAAAGACTAGGTAGATCAATTAATCCAGGTGCATATAAAGACAATGATGCAAAACTTGCGAGACAAAAGCACAAAGAAGCAATGGTTAATTCTTTGGAAGGATTTCAAAAGCAAGGTATGGCACCTGACGCTCAAGCAAGAATGATGAAACAAATGGGTGGAAATCTAAAAGATGTTCAAAATGATTTGAATTATAGAAACAAACCCAAACCCAAGTTAACTAGAAGACAAGAAGATATTGAAAAATATAAGGCATCAATGAGTCCAAGATATACTGCCGCAAACATATCTTCATCGCAACGAAGAAGAACACCAAATATAACACCTTTACCAAGACCAAAACCAAAACCAATAGTTGCTGGTACTGGTGGTAGTGGAAGAAGAGGAAGTGGATCAAAACCATCATCAGGTTCAAACTCACCATCTTTTAATGCACAACATAGTAAAGGAACTCGTACTCACAAAGAAACACTTGGGATTATGAGATAATAAGAAATGGCAAATCTAGTACCATATACAAAATCACCTATAATTAAATCTCAGAAATCTGCAATCATTAAAGCAGATAAGTTCCTTAATACAAAATCAACAAAAGTAAATGCAAATTCAGTTAAACCAAAACAATCTAAAGATCCTTCTGAAGATATTATTTTACAAATAGAAAAGAAAGTTATAAAGATTGATAAACTTTTAAAGGATTCTTTTGCTCTCAAAAAGAAGCAACAAAAAAAAGTAAGAATCAAAGGAGAACAAAAAGAATTTGAGGATAGAGAAAAAGAATTAGAAAAGAAAAAACCAAAGAAACAAAAAGGAGTAAATTTACCAACTCCTCCTAAAATGGGATTTTTGGATTGGATTAAAAACTTTATTACTCAAACTGTTCTCGGATTTATTGCTGTTCGTCTAATAGATTTTCTTCCTCAACTTCTAAAAATACTTCCGGTTATTATTAAAGTTACCGATTTTATTACTGACATTGGTGGAAAACTTTTAGACGGATTAGTAACTTTTATTGATTGGGGATACAAGGCATATGATGCAACTCGTGGATTTATTAAAAATATTTTTGGTGAAAATGGTGTTAAGCAATTTGATCAACTTTCTGGGGTATTAAATAAATTTTTAAATTTAGCAATTATTGCTGGATTAGTCGCTGCAGGATCTGGTGGACTGGGTAAAAAACCTGGTTCTAGTGTAAAACCTGGCACGGGTGCAAAACCTGGTTCTGGTGTAAAACCTGGACAAGGTGGAAGACCTAAAGTAACTACAAGTGGTGGTGGAGGTTCAGGTAGACCTGATATAAGAAATCCATTACGTCAGAGACCTGGAGTAACTACAAGTGGTGGTGGCGGTGCAGGTATACCTGATATAAGAAATCCATTGAGAGCAAAACCAAGAGTCACTCTGGGTGGCGGTGGTGGAAATAGAGCATTACTCTCATCGGTTCGGCCATTTTTAAAAAGAATACCTCTACCTGTTATCGGCGCTCTAATTGATTTTGGTTTATCAGTTGCTCTTGGAGAAAATGTAGGAAAGGCTGCGTTTAGATCAATTGGTGCTGGATTATTGGGTGCTGTTGGTGCTGCTGTTGGTTCAGTGGTTCCTATTGCCGGAAATATTATTGGGGGTATAATTGGTGGAACTGCTGGTGATATGGCTGGTGGTGCTCTTTATGATTTATTTTTTGGAGGTAAAAAACCAACTCAAAAACAAGGAAAGACAAATAAACTTGCAGGAGGAGGATCACCAATACCTTCTACGCGAAGAGGTAAATCTGTTAGTCCTGCTTCGACAAGAACACTAAAAAAGAAAAAGAAATCAACAAGATTTTTATCTATTATCCCATCAAAAATAAAACCAGGAAAGAGTGCTGGAGGTGAAGATAAAGTTCAATCAGTATTTCCAAATCCAGAAAAAAACTGGTGGGATCCTTTTGGATTGTTTGGCAATAAACCAAATCAACCGGCAGAACAACCAAAAAAACCTACAGAAAAAGTTTCAAATCCTCAAGAATTTTTAATAGAGAGTAATGATGTTCTAGGAAAATCTAATTTCTTTGGTCCATTTTTTACTCTTGCATTAAAGTCAGTATTGGGTGATAAACCAAATAAACTAGATTATCTAAAAGTTGGACAAGGATTAAATTCTTGGATGCAAGGCGTATTTAAAACCGGACCACTTGGATTTGCTGGTGGCGGTGAAGTAGATGCTAAGCAATTTTTTGGTGGTGAAGATTATACCCAAGTAATAGCAAAATCAGTTGAGGACTCTGTTTCCAAAGAAATTGATACAACTATTCGTAATTTAAAGGATGAGTTGTCTTTAAGGCGACCTGTTGGTAAAGATGAGATGACTCAAGAAAATACCCGAAAAGGCACTGGAGGTGGTGGAGGTGATGGTGGCGAAGGTGGAGGTTATGATGATTCTCCTCACGGAACACCAGGTCCTGCTGTTCAAGCAACTTCAGGATTTAATCCCGGTAAAGGAGATAAAACTAGAAAAATATTTTTACATTGGACTGCCAGTGATCATAGTAAAAATTTTAATAATTATCATACAACTTTTCTGGGAAATGGCAGAGCTGTAAGAAATAGAGGTTATGGTGTAGATGGAACTGAACATACTGCTGGTGCTAATACAAACTCCGTGGGATTATCAATTGCTGCTATGGGAGGTAAAGGAGTCAATGAAAATAAATTTGGATCATTTCCTCCAACCTCTGCACAAGTAAGTGCAATGGCTCTTGAGGCGGCTAGATTGGCTGTTGCTTGGGGGTGGGATGAATCTACTATTGAAAAAAATGTCAGGACTCATGGTGAATGGGAAAGATATGCAACAAAATCTGGCATTTTGCCCGGAGCACCACAAAGATGGGATTTAGATAAATTAAGACAATCTGATCCAATGAATAGTGGTGGGAATAAACTTCGCAAAATGATTAAAAGTTATTTTAAAAAATTAAAGGCAGGCGCAACTGTAGATTCTTCTGGTAAAGTTATTAGTAAAACCACAGGGTCACCTTTAGCACAAATGTCTTTAGAAACTGCTATGGAAATGACGGAACCTGGTTCTGGAAGTGGGGCAAGAATATCTGGAGGAAATGCGGACTTTTGGTCTTTGGCCGCAGTTGCATCTTTGGAAAGCAGCAATTCGCAAGGACAGGCAGATGTTGCACAAGCAGTATATAACAGAGTTGCTTCAAGATCAAATTTTGGACAGGGTAGTAATCATACAATTAAAGGTCATATATTAGCACGAGGTCAATTTCAACCAGTAAGAGAAACCCGTGGTGGATACGATATCTGGTCAAAAATTATAGATAAACAAACTGCTATACAAGCATTATCTGCTCACCCTAGAGGAAGAAATGCCGCAAAAATGATTGAGGATACTGCCGCCAATATAAGAAATGCTCAGTTGCGAAAGAATTCTGCAGAATTTGTTGGTGGTAGAACTGATTTTGCAACACCCACCGCCGCTAATAAGTATCCTGGTGGTTTTGGATATAAAGAAAGACATGGGCATTTATATGGATGGTACGTTGGTCCAGGTGCAATTGCTTATGGTAAGAAAAACCCAAGTCCAGCACAAGCACCAAATCTCGGAAATATCTCAGTATCATCAACTGGTGGTTCTGGTTCAGTTAATCAAAGCGGTCTTCCCCCTCTTCCGCCAACTGGAACTATGAAAGGGCAAAATTATGGAGATAGTAGAGGTGGTGGAGCAAGGAAACACGCTGGACAAGATTATGATGCTCCAAATAATGGAACTTTTTACAGTCGTATAGGCGGAGAAGTTATATATTCTGCAAATGCAGGAGGTGGATATGGTAATGTTGTTGATATTTACAATAGAAGTCTTGGTATTACCGAAAGAATTGCAGAAGGAACAAGTAACTTGGTGAGATTGGGACAAACAGTGTCTGCGGGAACTCGTGTTCAACAAGGAACTGATCAAACTGGTGTTTTTCACTATGAAATAAGAAAAGGTAAAGCAACTAGATCAGGATCTTTTGAAGGAACAATTGATCCTAAAAAATTCTTAAGTGGTTCTCGTTTTCATGGTGGAGAAATAACAAAAGAGGGGGTATATAATCTCCATAAAGGAGAAGTTGTAATTGATTTTGATACTAGAAAACTTTTTGGTATTGATTTATTGATGGATTTGAACAGTGTTGAAAACAAAACTCAACTAATAGCAAAAGTACCATCAATCATAGAAAAACTTAAATCAATATCCGGATATACTGATTATGAAAACCCAAATCAAGAACCACAAATTGTCTACATAGAAGTTCCTGTAGAAGTTCCAGTTCCTATTGGTTCAGGTGGTGGTGGAAATATATTCATTGGTGGTGGTGTAAATAAGAATAATGGAATGGAAGCAACTCTCACACAAGTAGGATAATATGAGATTAGACGCACTCTCTAAAAGTAATATTCCAGTTTTTGATGTATTTCCCAATGGTGGCGGAAAACCAATACCGTTTCTTGGTGGTGTTGCAGAACTAAAGTATTATGAAAATATTTTATCCGAAACAATTCGTGTAACTGTAACTTATGTTGATACTGGAAATGCTGCTGATTCTGATGATGGAACAGGAGCGAAAGTCACTGCTTCAGATAAACTTAAGATAACAGGAACAGAAAAAGTTTATCTTGAATTAATAGATAGTCAACCAGAAGAAAATAAACTATCTTTTAAAACAGATAATAATGCTCTTTTTATATCAGCAAGAACTAGAATTAGTGATAAATTACGAGACATTGAAACATTAGAATTAGTATCAGAAGAACATTTAAGAAACGAAAGTATTCGTATTATTAAAAGATTTGATGGAAAAATATCAGACTCAGTAACAAAAATTCTCATAGAAGACCTTAAAACAAAAAAAGATTATGAAGTAGAAGCAACTAAAAATGAAAGATCTTTTATAGGAACAACTAAAAAACCTTTCTGGTTCTTACTGTGGTTGGCATCTCAGTCTATTCGTGAAAATACTTCTGCGACTGGTCTTCTTGCTGGTTATTTCTTTTATGAAACTCATACTGGATATAAGTTTAAATCCATTGATGGATTATTTGATCAAGATCCAGTAAAGAAATACCTTTTTAATAACACATCATCAATGGATATTCCTTCTGGATATAATGCAAAAATATTAAATTATGAAGTAACAGATAGTGCTGATATGAAAGATCAATTAATGATGGGAACTTTTAATTCATCCACAAATCTTTTTAATACTTTTGAGAGTTCTTTTAATTGCAATCCATTGACAATACAAGAACAAGAAAGTGCAATTAAGGCAGCTGGAACTGAGTATGGAAAAAATTTAAATCCATTATTCATTTCAAATCCATCAAGATTTTTCACTCCTGGTGCAGAAATGATTGGAGGATTGAAACCTGTGGAACAATCAAAAGAGTATGATGTAGTAAAAAAAGAATATACTTCACAGTCTGCATCTAGATATAATCAAGCATTTACGGTGAAGGTAAATATTACAATTGCTGGTGATTTTGGTTTAGAAGCAGGACAAATAATTCATTGCGATTTCCCTGAACAATCAACAAAACCAAATACTACACACAATCCCAGAATGAGTGGAAGATATTTGATTTCTGCATTATGTCATCGCATCACTCCTCAGCAACAATCATATACATCTTTAGAATTGACTCGGGATTCTTATGGAAGAAAACCTATGTAAAGTGGGTATAAATAATTAACAATTACTTTTTTGTGTTCAATATGCCAAGAACACTCCAACAACATATTAATGATAACTATAGTGAATTGGATAGTTCTACTATTAATAGTCAGCGGCGCCGTCATTTAGAAAATGAAGTAGAAGATCTTGAAAAATATCAAGAAAATCATATAAGTAGTGATTATGATCCAACTTCATTAGAATTATATTGTAACCTTTATCCAAATGCTTTAGAGTGTAGAATTTACGAATGAACTATTAATCATGTCTGATGTAACAACTGGTACTGCTTTTAATCCTCAGTTCTTTATGAATCCACCTTGGTGGTTAGGTAGAGTTGAGGCAAAGGAAACTTGGAATGATAATATTGCAGGAGAAACTTTTACGAATGTTGCTGGAATAGAAGGATGGGGACACAGATATAAAGTAAGAATTTTCAATTGGCATACTGGAGATTTAGAACAACTTCCTCCAAAGGATATGGCATTCTGTCAGGTTGTGATGCCTGTAACTGCTGGTTCTGGTCATGGAGGAGCATCAATAACACCATCTATTGAATCTGGATCCGTAGTGTTTGGATTCTTTATGGATGGAATGGCGGGACAAGAAGGTTATATTATGGGACTTCTTGGTAACTCCAACAATAATGTTCCCAAAGAAAGAGAAAATCCTGCACCAAATCAACCACAAACATCTGTAACTCCACCACCAGTAGGATCTCCGCCAGGAACACCACCAACAGTTACAACTACACAACCTCCAACACCACCAACAGGACCTGGAAGTTTAGCAAATGTTCCTGTTCCCCCACAAGTTGATCAATTAAGTACCACTCAATTAATTAAACTTTTAGATCCTTCCAAAACTCCATCATCCGCAGTTTTTAAAGCGGCAGCATCTGCACGAGAAAAAGCAAGATCTGCTGGACTACCTGCAAATGAAGTTGAGAGGCAAGCGTTAATTGCAACAGTAAAAGCATCAAGACAACCTGGAGCATCTGCAGGTGCTGCTGGAAATTGCAATCAAGGATATCAACAATTTAATAATACTTATACTGATGGTGACCCAATGCGGGCAGCAAAGGTTCCTGATGATAGGATTGTTGGAACTACTATATTATCAACCACTGAAGCACAACACATAGAAACAAAGGCAAAAATAGATCAAGAAAAAGATAGTAAGAAGATAATTCCTTTACAGGATGTTTGTAAAAGTAATAATTCCGAAACAAAAGGAATACAAAGAATTTTAAAAAATCTTTTAAATGCTGTAGAAGAACTTAAAAAGCAATTTAATCAAGTATCTGCTTTTGCTACTGAGGTTGTAGAATTTTCTGCAATGATTCAAGAAAAAGTATTTGGAGCAATTGAAGAAATATCTAGATATACTAAAGATATTATAAATGGTGTTCGTGGTTATATTGTAACAGAACTTCAAAGACGAATAAAAGAAATAGCACCTTTTTTATTTCCAAGTGAAGTTCCAAAATTAACTGAGCAGGTAGAAAAAGGATTAAGTCTTATTAATTGTCTTTTTAATAAATTAATCGAAGGACTTAAAGGTCTTCTAGCAAATTTAATCTCAAATATATTAGATCAAGCAATTAATGCTCCTCTTTGTGCTGCTGAGAATTTATTGGGAAATGTTTTAGATAGTATTCTTGGTCCTATTACATCAACATTACAAACTGTACTTGCTCCAATAAATGCTCTAATTGGATCTATTGCTGGAGTATTTGGTGGAGGTTTGGGTGGACTGGTTGGTGCTGGTTTAGGTGCTCTTGGAATTGGTGGAGCAAGTATGTTTAGTGCTCTTGAATTTATTGCTGGAATCGTACAATTCTTTTCTTGTGATGAACCTAAGGAATGTGTTAAATATACTGAAATATCCCAAGATCGTTCAGCACTTCCAGGAGGAGATGCTGTTTCAACTCCTTCCGATGCTCAAACAAATGCTCCAACAGGAACAGGAGCAAATGAGTCTGGACCAGTATCTGCAAATGTTACAAAGAATACGTCAGACCTTAATGTTGGAGAGTCAAATGCTGAAACTCAATTAGCGGCAGCAGAAGAAAAAAAATTAGTTAGAGATTCATTGTAACTTTATTAATCATGGCAGACTTTCCAATTTTATCTTCAATTATACCTAAAACCGGAATTAAAGTATCTTTCTTTGATACTGACGGAAAGAAAGTTAGGGGAGTTACTGTAGATCAAGCAAATCAAGTTGCAAAACAAAATCCAGATAAGAAATTTTATTTTCAAAACGGTGATGGTGTTGAACAAGAACTTGGAATTGATGCAGTAAATCAATTATTACCTACAGATTTACTTCCTACTGCTCCAGAATGTCCAACTGCTCCGCAATCTTGTGGACCCCCTTTAGTAAAATTTTTTGGTGGAGGTGGATTTGGTGCATCTGCTAATGCAATTATTAGTCCAATATCTTCTTCTATAATTGGATTTGATATTGTCAATCCTGGATTTGGATTTTTAGAAAATGTTTCTGCAGAACTTATAGACCCTTGTGGTAAGGGTAGTGGAAGTAGACTACGAGTTAACCTAGAAGAAGATAGTATAGATACTTCTGGAGAAGATGGAGCAGGAGGTACTGGAGCAGGAGGTACTGGAGCAGGAGGTACTGGAGCAGGAGGTACTGGAGGCACTGGAGCAGGAGGTACTGGAGG